ACCAGTGTTACGCGGTCCCCAAGGGGATGTCATTGTCAAACCTGCCGCTGGGTTTAACATCAAACCAGCGGTATTATTTGGAATATATTTAGGTACGCGATTTTGTCCAACACGAACGTTTAAAAATTTACTCCGATGAATACCTGGGTCTTCGTATTCGCCGGTAGCAAGATTTTTAACATACGCATGTAAATGTGAACCCCTGGATACACCAGTAGAACCAAGCTGTCCCAGGTATGTAATCTTTGCCATATTTATATTTTAAAACTAAAAAACCCCTGGTCTCCCAGGGGCTGTTAACAAGAGGAGGAGTTAAACGCGGACTAGATCGGCTGAAATTACGGCGTCCCAATCAACTCGTTTGATTTGCTTCAACTGCTCAAGGTTGTTAAATCGTTCACCCGATAAGGACATCTGAAGATCTTTAATCTCTCGAGCAGTTTTAAGACCAATACCTTTAATATGGTCTGCAATCATTTGCGGAGTTGCAGAATTGATATTCAACCGATTATCGGGTGGAAAAGCTCGGGGCTCTTCTCTAGAGGCTTTATCTTTTACTTGTAAAGCAACAACTTTTTTTGTTGCTGCTTCATCAGGCTCAAGCTCTTGTTTGTAAGCGGTATAAAGACGACCGTCTTGGTCTTCGACCATGAACCATTCGCCGTGATCCCACTCACTAACAATTTTTACACGAGCACCTGTTTTTTTGTGTTGATAAAGCATAAGGACCAGAAGTAACTCCTGGTCCTAGTTTACCTTAATCAGCTGACTGTGCGACCGGTCAGGTAGCCGTCAATATCTTCGTAGCCAGGGGCTTCATCAGCCTGGAGGTAACAAACCTCAACCACGAAATAGCCGGTGCGGTTAGCAGAGGCATCGCCACTGGAGATATACCAACCGCCAGAAGTGGCTGTACCAGTGGTGGTAGCGCGAGCAAACACCTTAAAGGTTTCAGCACTAGAGGTGGTGCGGTAAATACCAGAAGCAATAACGCCAGCGGCGCCAGTAGCGGTCAGGACGGGGACGGTGCTGTAAGCAGCGGTGCCACCAGCAAAATAGATTTCGTTTTCCTGAGTACCAGAAACTGTGCTGGCCAGGTTGGCCTGCGACACAGCTTCGCCCACGCCAGTGGAAGCAACAGGGCCGCTGCTGTCACGACAGAAGGAGATCACGTTGCCAGTGGCAGCGTACACGCCAGAAGCAACACGGCCATCGCCCCAGCCAGCAGCAACCGAGATGGTAGCGCGATAAACGTAAGCGGGCAGGGTCGAGTTACCAGAGATCACCATGCCGGTGATGTCGGTACGGGTGTCGTCGTTGCGATACGGCGAAGGAACAATAACATTACCAGTGGCAACGGCACCAGCACCGGAGGTTGCTGTCACGGGGACATAACCACGCTGCTGGAAATAGCGATAGCCAGGGATGGCCAGCACCGAAGTGGGGCCACCCTTGGTCGCGTTAGTTACGCCGTCATCGTTGGTATCAATGTTCTTGTACCAGCCGTTGAGGGGCTCAGCCCAGTTACCTGGGTAGATTTTCTTAGCGGACAAATAAGTCATTTATTTTTCCCTTGTTTATGTATTGGTTTGATTATCAGACAGTACCGTCGTCCTGAATAAAGCTATAAGCAGTGGTAACAAAATCCTTGTTCAGGATTTCAAAACCGGCGTACAGTTGCCAAATCAGAATGATGAAACGGCTGAAATCATCGTTATTATTAATCAGCACTTGAGCATTGGGGCCACCAATACCAACGCCGATAGCCTGAGGGCCGAAGAAGTAACCCTGAGCAACTTCCTTGGCGGAGTAGCTGGAACCGTTGTCAAAAGAAGCGGTAATGTTCTTAGTCGGGAAGTTGGTCGACTCGAAGAACTTCACGCCTTCAAACTGAACACCGGTCGGCATGACGGGCTCACCGGCAAGGAAATAACCTTGGCCAGCTTGGGGACCCATGTAGAACGATGCGTTGTTAGGCATCGCAGGGTTGCCCATATACATGCCCTGACCAGGATTGCCAGCGTAGCGGGCAATTTCACGGAAGTCAGGATCACGACGCAGGTGCATCATGAAGGTAGGATCGCAAATGCAGCGATACAGACCATCTGCGTAAGTAGGAACGTTACGCTTACGAAGGTCCTTAACCACGGTCAGCAGGTCAGTACGAACCTGGAACTGCTGTACTTCATTGCCATACTCAGTGCTGTCGTACTTAATACGCCCGGACGAGTCTTTGGTTTTGGCACCAGGGAAATAATAACCGCCTTGAGTGGTCGAGGCAGCACCATTAGCTTCGGCTTTGGCAAGTTCGTCAATGAAGACGCGGTCACGCCAACGGCGATAGTCGTCAAGCAGCGTCAGGCTACCGATCGACTGGTGGAACATATTCAAGTTACCGGTATCCAGCAAGAGACGCTGGGCGGTAATCAGAGTTTCACGAGCAATCTTGAAAGTGCTGGGCTGGGTCGGATCGCCCGGGTCAGCAGGACCGGTGTACTCCTTCAGAACAACAAGCACCTTCTCTTTGGTGATGTTGCGGCTGTTGGCGGTACCGATGGTCTGGTCAGCCACACGCTCGCGGCTGTCCTTAGTACCAGGGCTACCCCAGAACTTGTAGCGATCAAGCTGAACAGTTTGACCAGGCTGACGGGTGAAGTCGTGGACAACCACAGGCTCCACGGCCATTTCAGCAATATAACCAGGGTGGGGACGGTAAAGTTCCGCACCTAAGATCTTTGGGAAATCGTTATCAAGAAACACTTTCTTTTATCCTCCAATTTCGCAGGAAATGTGTTTTTTATCGGGTGAAAGATTCAGACAAAATGTCTTATCTAACACAAATTTTAGCAGTTGGTAATTTATACAAATTACTTATCATTCCATGACAAATAATTTACTTGCCACAGTGGCTGGCTGAGCGTTATTCAAAACACGCCAGGCGTTTTGAGGATCGCGAGCCATCATTTCACTAAAGGTCCCCCAGAAGTTTTCTGGTTGTTGTTGACCTTCGGCAGCAGGAGGAGCAGGAAACTCGCTCATGTTGGTTTGAGTCGGGGCTGTGCGATAGCCAGGGGTTTCCAGTTGCCGCTCACTTTCGTAAACAGGATATGGACCTTCAGGACCAAAGAACTTCAGCG